CTCAAAAGGAAAGAGATGCAAGGCTACAATTGGCAGGTGATATAGCTGATGGCATCACCGATATTGCAAAAGGCCTAGTTAATGATCAGAAAAAACTAGAGAAATTTAACAAGGCAATGGCATTGGTGCAGATAGGTATTGATACAGGTAAGGCAATCAGCTCCCTCGTTGCAGCATCTCAGGCAAACCCATTGAATGCAGTAACAGCAGGTACGGCAGGTATTGCTCAGTTTGCTTCTGGTATTATTCAGATTGCTACCAACATAGCTAAGGCAAAACAGATCCTAACATCTGGGGGCTCACCATCCTCAAGTGGTGGAGGAGGTGGAGGTGGATCTAATGGAGGAGGCAATGCTGTTGCACAGGTAGTGCCACAATCCGCTCAGCTATTTGGCTCAGCCAATACAGGCAACGTAATGAGTGCAGGAGGTACGTCTACTCAAACGGGAGGTATGACAGTTACTGCCATCGTATCAGAAACTCAAGTTACCAACGTGCAGAATAAGATTAATAAGATAAATAAAAACGCAGAATTATGATAAGTTTACAGAGCGTAATTAACAACGTAGTTAATTTCTATTCACAGCACAAACAGGTAAAGAAAGTAGGTACTGATTTCAAAGAACAGATATTTAACTTCGCTACCCAGGATGAAAAGTACCCTATTATTTTTATCGTGCCTGATGCTGTTATCCCTACCGAAAACACTACAGAATTTACTCTGGATATTTTCTGCTATGATATAATTCAAAAGGACAGGGCAAACATCATAACCATCCTAAGCGATTGCCATCAAATCCTAAATGATTTGTATGTATATTATTTTTTCGGATTAGACAGGAGCATGGATGTTATCGGGGTGCCTACCTTTACTCCATTGAATAATGATTTACTAGATTATGCAGCAGGCTATCAGATGAGTATTACCTTTGCCCTTAATGACTGGACCGATTGTGCCGTACCGATTTAAACAAATCGAAAGGATAAAGTAATATAGGTATGAGCTTACCTAATTGGTGGGGGGATTGGAGGGAAAACCTTACCCCTCATACTGGAGACCTACAACCTACCGATCTAATCGAATGCACTCAGATAGTAGCAGGGCAACCTGTTAATACTGCCATTACAGGACAGCAGATAATTGATGCAGCGCAGGGAGGAGGTGGATCTAATCCAACGTTATTAGGTTTTAGCGGAATATTAGGAACAGGTACAACAGGCACAACAGTTAACGTATGCCATTCATTATTAATACCAGCAGGTACATTAGGTACTAATAATATCATGCAGGTAGTATTTAGAATGTACAGGCAGAATGGTAACGCAGGACAGTTATACGGAAGGTTATATTTTAACACCGTGAACAGCTTACCAGGTGCTACATTGATCAGCAGTATATACACAATGAATGGAGCATCTAATCAATATGTGGGATATACTGAGAGGAACTATAGTTATAATGGTATAACATTGAGAACCATGTCAGGCACTACTTACTCAGAATATACTACTGGCCCGATCATGGCAGTCAATATGAATAGGAACTTAGATAACTATTTATTATTTACAATGCAGGCCCAGAATTTAGCTGATACTGGTAACATTGATATATATAAAGTTTTCTTGTATGAATAAATTTACATATAACGGAATTGAGTACATCATTACAGGAGATATTGAGGAGCTCAGTAATAACCAAATCCATGTACCTACTGATCAGGGAGTAATATTAGTGGATGATAGTATGGATATATTTAATGATTTAATCAATGCCTAGATACGCAAAAAACGGAGTATTCAATATCCTCTACCCTACCCGTAGAAGGATGGCTACAATCTTAAAGAGGATCATTAGGCAGAATGGCCTAGTGGATACAAGAACTTTGGAGGATAGCGTACGAATTAATGCACAAATAACAGGCTTTTCTACTCTGGAGATTGAGATTGTAGCCATGTATTACTTTATCTTTCTTAACAATGGGGCTTTCCTGTGGAATGGTGGCGTAATACCTCCGTATAATTTGGTAAGACAATTTACCGATGAGCTAACAAGTGCAGGAATAATCACCGAGATTTACAGCCAATATACTGAATGGCTAACTAAGAACTATCCTATCCTGGAGATTGTGCCTATCTTAGAAGAGGATCAAAGTATTGTATATAATTTCTATGCTCTGGATGCACCGCCTGATTTCACTCCAGGCTTTCCGCTAGATGTTTAACTCTTTTTTCATCCCGATCATATTAAAGACAAAGATCAGTTTTAACTTACCTAGCTTCTCAGCTTTGGTTAGATCACCATTGCAAAGGTTATAGATCATTTGCTCCCATGACCATTTAGAGGCTTTCTTTTCAGCCTCGATATCATCGAGCTCCTCCTTTGTTAGTTTAGCTTTTTCCTCCTCACTAATCTCAGTATCATCCACATCGCCAAAGAGATTGCGATAGGTTTCGTAAAAATGTTTACGGAACTTTATGAACTCATTAATAATGCCATAGATGTAGGTGATGGGAAGGTCAAGAAACTGCTCCGCTCGATTGCTCAGGTCAAAATCATAGGGCTCCATGATCTCCTCATCCCATTCATTGAGGCGTACTTTCCTGTACATGATTGCACATATCTTATCGAGGTTATCAATATAGTCGCTAGTGAATAAGTGCTCCAGGTCAATCCATTCATACAGCTCTAATTTTCCAAAGGGCTTGAGCTTCATGCCTAGCACCTCCTCCTGGTATCTATTGGGTGGCTGATTGCTGTACCAATTCACCTCTTTTATTAAGGCATTGAGCTCATCAATCTCGAGCTCCTCAATGACCTCAATATTAACATCGGCTAAAATAGAAAGGGCCTCACTATTGTAGTGATAGGCCCCTTGCGTTTTATCTATTTTACCAATCTCAATGAACTGCTCAAGCGTTACTTCGCTCCAGCTCTGGGGTAGCTTCAGCATTCTTAAATTGTTGGTTTACTTTATTAGCTATGTACATCACATACGGGATAGAAATATCAGCAGTCATTTTGCAAATGAATTTAGCTTTGTGTTTTATATGTGCCTCGGCGTAGTGTTCAGCAGGTGTAAGGTCCTCCCTCTTAAACATTACTGCCATCATTTGGCTAATGTAGTTTTTCGGTTTCTCAATGGCCAGCTTCTCGATGTGCTTAGTATCCCTAACTGTGAGCTTCATCTGGGCCGTATAAGTGTAGCCATCTATCTCGATAGTATCAATGGTGGGGTAGTCAATGTTTTTATCCAGGCTATTGAATGCCTTTACCATCTCGATAAAATCAGATATATCCACATCCCAAAAATCCTTTTCAGGGATACCTAGATATTCAAAGATCTTGAGGTGCTTATCCACGGCATCCAGGTCCTTATTATTATTGATCTCTGTGATCATTTCGAACTGCTCAATGGTGAGCTCTTTCATTTGGTTTGGGATCTCTTTCCCTAAAATTGTTATCATAATTTTTTTTAACAAATATACTATAATTCTAATATAGGTAAATGGCAGAAAAAAATATCCCTACTTATAAGATAACCATTGACCCAGCCTATGCTGAAAATGGTGAGGATCTAGGAATTGAACAGATAGCATTCACGGCAAACCCTGCCATTAAGGTTAAAGGGATGGCCTTCTCAAGTGAAGCTAAGCCAATGTTTTTTTCTGATGAACTAAAGTACCGCATCACGGCCCCGGCATTAATCCCTATGGATATCTATAGGTATGATGATGATGCCAAACAGGAGTACTTTGTGCAATTCACTAAGGAGGAGATTGAGAATATCCACGGTAAATTCATGATGGATATGGTCAATAGAGACCTATTTAATCTAGAGCATGATACGGATAAGACAGTACCTGCCTATGTACTCGAGGCCTGGATTGTAGAGAACCCTAAAAAGGATAAAGCATACAGCTCCTTTGGTATAGAAGTACCAGAGGGTACGTTGATGGTAACGGCACAGGTAACGGATAAGGAATATTATGCAGAGCTAGTAAGTGAGGAGCAGATAGGCTTCTCAATTGAAGGTTATCTAGGCATGAAGCTAAGCGAGCAAACCAATAAAACAAAAATAAATATGAACAAGTTACCCGATGGCGAGCACCTAATCGAGGGTAAAATCTACGTTGTAAAAGACGGAGAGGTTATCGAGATTAAGGAAGTCGAAAAAGTAGAAGCCTCTGAGGAGGTAGCTCTTGAGGATACTGTTGTAGAAGAGGAGACCACAGTTGAAACAACTGAGGAGGAAACTATGGCAGTAGATCCTGAGCTGGATGCTGAGGCAGTTTTAGCAATTGTGAAACCAGCTATTGAAGAGCAGGTTAATGCACTAGTTGCTATGATTGCTGATTTACAAAACCAATTAGACCAAGCCTTAACTGCTGAGGTTGAGGAGGAGGTAGAGATGGCTGAGGCTGTAGCGTTAAGCGTACAGCAGAGATTTAGTAACGTAAATAAATTTATAAACAAATAACAAAATGAGAAAGTTAAAATTCGATTTGAACATCGACCCTACCGCTTTATTAGCGGCTAACCCTGAGGCATTCTACTCAAAGGCATATTTGTCTGAAGATACTGCCGATAACTACCGTGCCCTTCCAGGTGTAAAGTACAAAACTAAATTAGCCTCTGTAACATTTGGCAACATTCTACAAGCTTCATCTTGTGCGTTCACCGCTCCAACTGATGATTTAGATGCTAAAGAAATTGACGTATGCGCTCTTTCTGCTATGGCTCAAATCTGCCAGTTTGACCTTGAGCAATCTTTCTTGTCTCTTCAGATGAGCAAAGGATCAAATGGTGATTTCTCTGTAGCTTCTTTCATGAGCTTCTACTGGTCAGAAATGGCTAACAAAATCAACGGAGATATCGAGAGCATCCGTTGGCAAGGTGATACAACTTCTTTAAACCCTACACTAGCATTGTGTGATGGTTACGAGAAATTATTAGCTGCTGATCCTGCCGTTATAAATGGTGGTACTGGTAACATTACTACATTCACAGGACTTGAGACAGCTCTATCTGCTGCTTTCGCTTTGTTGCCTGCTACCATCGCAACAAGAACTGCTGATCTTAGATTGTATATGCCTACTCAATTGGTTAACATCTACCGATTAGGTGTTGCTGCCGGTAACACTCAGGCTTACATTACCCAAGATTTAGCATTGACATTCTTAGGTATCAAAATCGTAGTTTGTCCAGGAATGTCTAACAATACTTTCGTATGGACATTGAAGGATAACTTAATCTATGCTTTCGATGCGGAAGGAGATAGCTCTGATCTTCGTGCTGTTAACTTAGCTGATACAGTTGCTGAGCCTTACATCCGTACCCGTGCGAATATGAAGGTAGGTTTCAACTTCGTTAACCCAGGAGAGATCGTATTCTATTCATAATTAATAACCGAGCCCTCAGCAATGGGGGCTCTTTAATACTTTAAATCATGCCTTGTTTAGTTCTTGAAGACATAGTAAAATCATGCGACAATAACTCTGGTGGTATTTATGGTATCTGGATTAACCAACAGGATGAGATTGCTTCAATCACTCCTACAGACCCATCCGCAGGAGCAGGGTGGTCAATCACAGGTATCACATTAGCTGGCGTTAACTTGTTCCAAAACTTCTACATTAGACGAAATACCTCTAACTTCACTGAGGAGAGTAATATCGACCTAGTGAATGGTAGCTCTTTTGTTACCTCTACAATTAACCTAATGTTTCACCGAAGAGATGCTGCTAAATCTCGAGCCATTAAAATCTTAGGTGGTGGACAGCAGTACCTTACTGCCATCATTTTGGATGCCAATGGTATTTACTGGTACTTCCCTTACTTGCAAGTATCTGCAACAGGTGAAGGATCTGGTACATCTCGTGCGGATGGCTCTAAGTATTCGGTTACTTTGGTAGCTGAAAATGAGTACCTAGCATATGAGGTGAACATGACCCCTGTACAATTACAGGCAATCGGAGTACAATAATCAACTCCATATACATCTAAAGGCCCTCAGCAATGGGGGCTTTTTTTTAACATCTTATCAGGCATTCAATAATATAGGTATGATCTATCTAGAGCAGGGGGTGGTTAATCAAATCGTGTTGACCTTATCAGAGGTAACTACGGTGGCAAACCCACATTATTTGTTTGTTTTCACCAACGAGATGAACACAACTAGCACCCCGCAATTATTCACGGCACCTGATACAAGTGCCTATCCAGAAAGATACAATTTATTTAGCCTCAATGAGCCTACAGATATCTCATTGATACAGGGCCAATTTACTTATCAGGTATACGAGAGTAATTTACCCTTTGTTTTACCCTTATCCATTTCGCAAACTACAGGAGTAGTCATTGAAGAGGGCAGGATGGTAGTAAGTGGACCAGCAGGCAACTCAATATACGATTAATATGGCATGGTATAACGATATTTTCAAAAGCAAATCAAAAGGCCCAGAGGTAGTGGAAGGGTATCAATCATTTTCTACTCCATTTCTTCCAGTAGGCCGTGGCAATTTAACCCTACCCTATGTGAATGGTAGGTATGATACTAATAAGGAAGTGAGATTTGGTACGGATGGGCTTTATCCAGAGCTACTTAATCAGATGTATTATAGCTCACCATTACATGGGGCCATAGTGGACTACAAAACAAATGCAGTAATTGGTGGAGGCTTTGCATTGAGCACGGATAAAATGACAGCTCAAGAAAAACTAGAGCTCTATACCTTTGAGAAAAAAATCAATCTTAAACACATTGTAAAGGCTACCACAAAACAGCTCATTTTACACAATCGGGTTTACTTCAAGCTGTGCTTTGATAAGAAACGTAAATTAACTAAGATTGAAAATGTAAGCCCTGAGAAAGTAAGGGTATCACGGGATAGAAAAACCTACTATATCTGTGATGACTGGAGCACTAGGATAGATATACGAGAGATTAAACCCTACCACATCACCTGCACCGATGAATACCAGCTCTATTGCTATGAGATCAAATCAATGGGGCAGGATTACTACCCACTACCTACCTATACAAGTGCCCTTAATTTTGCATTTTTGAGTGGTGATCTTTCATACTTTGCAAAGAGTAACATTCAAAATAGCGTTTTTCCATCCTTTGCTATGATGTTCCCCAAACGACCACAGTCAGAGGAGGAGAAGCACATGATAAAGGAAACCATCGACAGGCTCAAGGGTGCAGCCAATGCTGGAAAGGCTGTTGCATTCTTTGCCAATAGCCAGGACCAGCTCCCTAAGATAGAGGCCCTTCCAAATAACAATAATGACAAGCTATTTCTTGAGGCCTCTCAATTGAATACTGAGCAAATCTGTTTTGCTCATACCATTGACCCTATTCTCATGGGTATCCGTACGGCAGGAGCTCTGGGTAATGGTTCCGATATTAAGCAGGCATACATTATATTCGAGAAAAACGTGGTAATGGAGCTCCGCAATCAGATTACAACAATATTTAACGAGCTGATAACTATTGCTAGGATACCTGCTGAATTTACGATTAATAACTTCCAGATCATTAATGAGACAATCGTGGAGCTGGAGGAGGATACAAGTAAGACCAATGATGCACTCAATAGCCTAAGCCCATTGGTAGCTACAAAGGTTCTTGAGACCATGACAATAAACGAGATACGAGCTCTGGCATCCTTACCGCCAATAGAGGGAGGAGATGTAACACAAGGTGCAGCAGCATCGCAACCCATTGTATAATGTTATATTTTATTACCGAAAATTACCTTAAAACAAATACCCCGATAACGGCAAACGTGGATGTAACAGATGTTACTCCATACATTGCTACTCAATCGGCATTAAGGATACAGCCTATCCTGGGAACTGTATTCTACAACCATCTACTAGCGGCATACAACGCACAAACATTGACCAATGACGAGATTGACCTAGTAGAATTTATTCAGCCTGTAATTGCATGGAGATCAGCAGAGGATGCTGTTTTCGGATTGACCTACCAATTAAAAAATAAAGGCCTACAAACTCAAAACGGTGATTACTCTGCTAGTGTATCCCGTAGTGAGGTAGCCTTTGGCATGGAGCACTATGCACAGAAAGCATCATTCTTTGAGCAGAGATTGATCAGATGGCTCCTAGCTAACAAGGCACTCTTCCCGATCTTTACCTCTGCTGCCAATACTGATACCGATCTACGGCCAATGTTCAATCATTGCTCTTGCATCAACGAATGGACCACAACCTGCACAGGTTTATGTGGTAACTTGCGTGAAAACGGATATAATAACAGCATATTGATCCTGTGAGGGCACAGCTCAGCATATTACTCACATCAATCCAGGCAAAGTGGCCTGCATTAATAGCAACAATCATGGCGTTTTTTATGCCTATTTATGGGCTTTTATTCTTAATAGGCTTTGCCATTGTCTTGGATACCATTACAGGTATCTGGAAGGCCAAAAAAACAAAGGTACCCATCACTAGCAGGGCCCTAAGTGGTATTATTTCTAAGATGTTCCTCTATGAAATTACCGTTATTTTGTTTTATTTAATAGATTATTTTATCTTAAATGATATTGTTATAAAGTTTTTTACTGTACCTTTAATGCTGACCAAAGTAATGGCATTGATTCTGGCATCCATTGAGGTGATTAGTATCAATGAGAATTATAAGGCCGTGCAAGGCATTGATCTTTGGCAAAGCGCTAAAAGGTTAATGAGTAGAGCTAAGGAGATAAAACAAAATACCGACGAAATATGTACACCAGAGAACAAATCGAGCGAGCTGTAAAGGAGAAAGGATATAAGTGGTTTGAGGATACCGCAAATAAGGGGTATGATGTTAACATTGTAGGCATCCGCAACAATGCCCCATCCATTGCTGATAAGGTTACGAATGTTTTTGATGACTTCATTACCATCAGCTACAAGGATAGCCTAGGTAACTGGAATTTTTTCTGTTGGAATGCCACAACGGATCCTGGCAAAAAAGGAGTACAGCAGTTTCACAATTCTAAAGGGGTGGCTAGATTGGTTCCTGGCCAATACAGAGCAACGTGGAAAATTGACAAACACCAGGGCAAATATGATGCACTATGCCAGAGGTTAGGAGAGGTTACTGTATGGAGGGATGGTAATAAGGATCTAAATTTTGATGAGGTAAGAAAAGATACCGGCATATTTGGCATAAACATCCACAAA